CTCCTCAGTGGCATTTAAGCCACCAGACCCCCATAAGGGATCTGCCCTGGACAACTACTGTCATGACAAACCACACGGTGTATACACCGCGTAGGGTCAGACAGCAGATGCCCACCTCTGCTTGATGCGGACGGCAAGAGGACGTCCAGAACGCTCTAGGTGCATCCTGTCGGCGATTGGCAAGTCGCCGCGTTTAAGGAACACCTTCATTAGGGCGTCACTATCTCGAAGTGGGGACTTCGGGAGAGCACTCTCGACAACCATGCCCTTGACAAGGGGCCGGTGAAGCCGAGAACACACTCGTTCCGTATCAAACCCCAGGAACGAGTGGCGACCTAAAACTGGAGACTCTGGAAGTACAGCTGGGAAAGGCATTATCCTGCCCAACCACTGATCCAGTCTCGCCGCAGTTCTCCAGAGGCCCAGTTGATAAAACTGGTTCCTCATGGAGACGGCTGAGATAATAGTCTCCGGAGCGTCCCCACGTGATGCAGGGAGCAATTGTCTACAACGCACGATTGAAACATCGTGACCGTTGTAATACTCCTTGCCACAAGACTCTCTGAACTTGCCAGTCCAGAAAGACTTGTCAGCATTAACTATGTACCCAAAAGTACTTAGCATGCTGATCACGTGCTCGACGTAATCTACGGGAACGATAATATCATCCCCGTAGACGCGCACCCGACCCTTAAAGGACTTAACGTCCCGCTGGGTCAACCGTCTGTTGAGCCCCTGTTCAATCCCCATAAAGGCCAAAGTCGTAAAGACCATAGCCTCAAAAGGGAAAGTCAGGGCTGAACCCATAGACGCGAACTTGGCTAGGCGTTGAACGCCATGACCAGGTACATCAGCCTTCCGGCTCCTACAAGCATCCACAGCTCTCGCGAGATGCGGATGCCGACTAAGTAGGAGACGTACATGCTGATTCGAAACGCGATCGGAAGCCTCACTCAGATCGAGTGTGGCCAAGGATCCATCAATGGATCCTCTTCTAGCCATGGACTGATTAGGTCCTTGGTCGTCGAATCCGACGATGCTCCCCATATTGTCAGAACGGGAAATAGCATCAACGAGTACCTCCATGATCCCTTGCTGCACATATTGCATTGCAGTGGGTTCAACGGCGATAATTCGTGGCGTTTTGAGCGTTTTAGGAACTGAGATAACCTTGACAGGTCTCTCAGCTCCGGGTTCGAGGTAGTGAAGTCGGCTAGCGTCATAATGACGCCAATTTGGAAAGATGTACTCCCCAGCAGGGAAGTACTCCTCCAAACGCCCAGGCCACTCTTGCTGCTTATACTTCGCGTTACCGCGGAGTTTGTCAGCAGTGGCACCAGGCCCGTGCTTCGGAACGACGTTTCCCCAGTAGATGTCTCCATCCACCTGGGACAATACGTCAGCCCAAAGTAGTCTCGATACGCGTGTAAAGTCCTCCTTGGTAGAAGGACCGAGCCGTGCATCGGCACTCTTCACTCCCTTCTCACTCTCGATGTAACCATCCATTGCTTTTCGCACCCGCTTTGGCGTGCAGGGCATAGCCAGCTTGTTGAACATCAGTGTCAACTGACGAACAGCAAAAATGGCATCAACGGACGGATCATCGAGCAACAGTCCGGTCTTCCGGTCGAAGATGAGACCGAGGAAACCTCCTAGAAATAGGGGGAGACCTCCTCTCCCGCGGGTAAAACCGCGGAAGAGTTGAGAGTCTACCTTCCCTTGCTCGAGACCTTTTTGGAGGTCAGAAGCAAAGGTTGGTAAGGTAATCGTGAGAAACGACAACCCTTCACCTTCTTCCCGCCTCAGGATCGTTTTCCAATCCTGAGTGGTGCTAACGCCACACCAGGTTCCGACCTCGGTCAGAACCTCCTGTACTAGAGACATCAGGCTTTTCAAGGCCCCCTCTTTCAATAGAAGGTAGGTCTTCCCTAGCCGATGTCACTCGTCGACATCGGGGGTTAATTACTCCCCCGAGTAACTGCCATTGATAAGGCAGCCAGTCCTCTTCTAACCCCGCAAGGGGCTTAGTTCTCGCCACCCAAGAGCTGGGTGGTACGAGCACCCGAAGTCGCAGTGAGGTACGCGGTTAGCGCATCCACAATCTGCTTCTGCTCCGCAATCGTAAACCCGGTATCCGGAACATCCACCACGAGATAAGTACTCATGGAGTATTTGATGTTCTGGGCCGAGATCAACGGGTTAGGAGCAATCTTCGAGAAGTCAATGCGGGCTGTATGACGCGTCCTCTTTCCAGAGGAGTGAGCGACAGACAGCCGGACAGTTCCGTCGTCCTTAGTAAAGACGCCGTTACTGACACCACTGCTCGTACGCGGAAGCGTCTGAGCAATCGCATTGATGGTGATGGACTGTGGGTCGGCGAATGCCATGGCAAGTCTCCAAACAGGTTGCTCCGCGTCAACTTTATGACGCGGATGAGGAAGATGAACGGAATCCAGGATACCTTTTGGGTCCCTTCAACCGCACATCATGCGAGGTGGAGTTGTTTTCTCCAGACCCCACTTACCGCACTCGGCTGACACCGAGGGCGGTCATGATGGCAATCTGCTTGGCAGACAAGCTGCCAAGGTTCATGCCAAACCCCCAGGGGGATGCTTTCCTTCTCACCTTGGTTTTACTTTCAAGCCACTGTGAGATGGGGCCAGTGGGACCGTACCCGTTAAGGACGATTCCACTGTTGGTGTAGGTATGTCTCGATGTGCTCTCGCACATGATGTACCCACGCCTAAGCATCAGGTTATCCCGACCGAACGCACCCAGGTTAGTAGCAATACTACCCAGGTTGAAGAACCAGTCGGAAAACCAGCTCCAAGGTTGCAGGTTCCAGAGGACCTCAGGAGTAATCCTGATGCCCAGCAGATGTTCTGCATCTGCCGCGTACAGCATCAACTTCGAACGGCTGTCAGTTGCCGTAGGAAGATAATAGCTGTAAACACCCTCGAACCAATACCTCCGAGAAGTAACCTTCTCGAGGGTAACGCGACCTTGCGAGGTCTTGTACACAGGACTTGCTAAAACAGGGTCCGGGGTTGCCAAACCCAGGTCCTGTACCTGTGTACTAGTCTCGACAGGGAAGGAGTACTTACGGCCAATAGGCTGACCGCTCCGTTTCTCGTACTCTTGTAGCAGCTTCTCAGCTTTTACAATTGTACGGCTAATCCCGAGAATGTCGGAAACCAATGGTTTCCAGCCAAACTCGACGTTCAGGTAATCTGATCCGGCGCCCTTAAGGCGCCCCTTCAGACCCTGACCGCGACGGAGAGTCGAAGAAATTAAGGACGGCAAGCCGTCCGCCTTCAACTCCCCGAGGAAATTAGCAACGGACACGACCGGGACAGTCGGCGCCGTTCTGGCGATTGCGGTGGCTCCTTGACTATAGCAGAGATCTAACTCTGTCTTGTAGTCAAGGATATCCGGCCACAACGCGCTGTTCCAAGGCAAATGCATCGTCTTGGCAAACAGCGGCCCGTTGTACTGGTAGGACGTAATACCGGGGGGCTTCGTGTTGAATCTCACTTGTGGTGAGACCAACCCGGAGCTCCTCTTTGTGGTATAGAAGTCCCCACCAATGTCCAGGTTCCTGAGTTGATTATATGAGGTTATCATTGATCCATTTCCGTGAGCCATCATGCGCTCATAGTCGTGGATCAACTTCCTCACAATGTTAAACTCAGGATGCTCCTCCGAGACAGTATACTGTCTCCCCTCCGCCTCGTAGGAAAGCTTCTCGAACGCCGGATCATTGGATTTACCAGTGAACGGGTCCGTGATAACTTCCCTATACGTCGCCTTTCCTGAGTAGTAACTCAGGACGCGCGACTTCGTGACGGCGGCCATGTGAGCTCCCATAGGGGTCGAAAGCTGGTGTCTTATGACACCAGCAGTGTACGTGGGGATAACCACGTAGCGCGTTAGCACCGGGGCCCGTCAGGGCC